TATCAAGTTTACGTTCTGATTCTGACTTCCCTCGCCTTTTATCTCTTGTTCTTTGGGCGGGTCTAATATGCGCTCCCTTATTCGGTCTGCAAGCGGCTGCACTCTTTATGGCGTTTTATTTATTGCACTCTGTCTATTGACGCCTCAATCAGCCATCGCTGACGCATATTCTTGGGAGGCTCACAACTCTTCGGGCGCATTGGTTTCTGCCAATCATTCATCGCCGCTAACAGCGTGTCGTGCCATGAACTCGGCTTATAACTCTGTTCGCATGAAAACTGGCAATAATTACGTCTGTTATGAGGGTAACTATCAGTATGGACAATATGCCTTACGCGTCGGCACCAACTGTCCTAATGCTGACGACACATATAACGATGCAACTGGTGAGTGTGTCCCGGCTCCGAATCTTTGTGCCTCTAAGGCTGGCGAATCCGTTAGTTGGGGTTTGTCTGTAACTGGATATCTAACAAACGGCAATCAAAGCGGAATTGGCGATACAGGCAATATTGAAGGGTGCCAAGTAAGTATCTCGTCGTTTACGTGCTCGCCTGCGAATGATGGTTCGAACGTTGGATATTGCCAGGGCATCGGCACTTTCACCGGTGAGAAGGGCAACACAGGAACACCGTCGCTTGGTGGCCCTGGAGCCGGGCAGGACCCGAATCCTCATCAGGATTCATGCGGGGATGGCTACTCCTGG